CGTTGCTGGTAATGAGGCTACAAGGCTGTACATGAGAGACAAGGGTTACAAATTCGACTTTCCTGTACCGCAAGCCAGTCAAGCACCGTTTAAGGGTACTGTATATGCAGACCCAGAGAACTTACATCACTTGCAAAGCACAATAATTGCTCGTGGCGTAGTAGGAGATCAATCTGCTGGTGAGATAACTCCTGCACAGAAGGTATGGATAGACAGGATTAAATCTGAAATGTCAGGTAGATAAGAATGCCAAGTCCTAAACAACTAGCTGCTGGACTACAGACCTATACGCCAAAGCGTACTTTGTTGAGTGAGACGGTCAATGGCGTTGAGATTACGCCACAGCAGTCTGCTGCTCTATCTGCAACTAACCCTGCATACCAAGCAATGGACGCATACGGTGAACAGGCTAAAGCTAGATTAATTGGCGCACCAGCAGTAGACCCGTCACTGGACACCTTCGCAGAACAAGCTAGAGCTAGAATGATGGCTAGAAAAAATGCCCTCCGCTAAAGAACTAGCCAAAGCCCTAGCGTATCGGGGCGAGATTAGGAACACGCCACAGAATAGTTTTCTAGGTGGTGTAGCTAACTTTCTTGCTCCAGTATCAGAGTTTCTTGATCGGGACAAGTTACCTGAGAGCATACCTTTTCTTGGAGGTATGAGTTTAGCTGACCTAGGGGTGAAGGGAACTGAAAGTCTTGTAAGGGACATGAGCTACGGCACACCGCCCATCAGAGGTGCATCACTACAGACCGCTAAGGTAGACCCCAGACTATTTGACCTTGCTAGTGTGTCTGGTGCAATGATGCCTGTCGGCAAGGCGTTAGGTAAGGCTGCTGCAATGAAAGCTGCTGAACATATACAAGACCGCACTGGATTTGCAAGGCTTATGCCTGATACAAGAATGGGGGTAGTTCCAGAGGGCAAATCTTTCCCATCACAAATGTCAGAGTATGTGCCGGGCGTTAAATCTGGTGATGAAATGCTTGTAACTCATAATCTAACCGCTGAAAAACTGTATGGCGCTGACAGATTAGGTGGTATGCCAGTTCCATCATTGGGAATAAGTAAATTATCTAGTCCATTAGAAGGATTTGGTGATATTACTTTTGTTGGCGGCAGAGAAATGGCAGTGCCTTCTAAAGTAAATCCGGTGTACAAGTCAGACGCATACACAAAACGCAGGCCAGAAATACAGCGCGGTATGGATAATAAGTCTAGTGCAAACCTTACAAATATGTTTGGAGATTTGCCTAGACAGTTGCCTGTAAGGGGTGAGACTGAGTTAGAAAAGCTAATAGGTAATTTTGGCGATGCTCCAAACAACAAATTATTGCAAGCAAAGTTCTTGCAAGAAAAGGGTATTTTGCCAAACCCTGAAGATTATGCAGACAAATGGCAGTTTAATGAGCAGATATACAAACTACGTCAAGCTAATCAAAATGAGTATGACTCATGGGTTGATTCGTTTATGCAATCTTTGCCTGAAAGCGGTGTAAAGGTTAAAAATGAGATATTTAAGGGATATACACCTTCTGGAAACAGAAGATATGTTGAAGCTAATTTAGAAAACATAGTGAAAGATATGAAGGGTGGCCCTAACACTGAAGGTTGGAATTATGGTGTAGGCAATCTAAGGGCAGTAGCTACTCCTAAGTTTAAGAAGTTTGACGAGATTACTAAGGGCAGAGATAGGCTTATATCAAATGATGAATTTACAAATATAAAACAACCGTCCGATGAAATGTATAGCTCCATATCAGGAAAGCTGCGTAACTTAGATAAAAACTATTCTCCTGACGATGCTATGTTGGAGGTAGCGGAAACTGGAAACATCAATGCGCTAGACAGAATCTATAAAAATATACCTACTGAACTAAAAGCTGAATTATCTTCTTATATTGGTGGATTGAAGCAAATGCCAACTAATTACTTTGAAGTAAAGCCGCAAAGATCGGTAGGCATTGGCGAGTTTAAAGGAGCATTAGTTCCTAGTGACTTACCTAACAAAGCAAGGCAGATCATTGATAATGCTGGGATTAAGGATGTATACACTTATGCTAATGAAGCAGAGCGTAAAAATCTCCTTAAAAAGTTTGGCAAAGATATGTTCTCTGTTATGCCAGCCATTCCCGCTGGCTCAATGTTAGACCCTCAAGCAATAGCTGAAGCACTTAGACAACAGGACAGAAAATGACCGAAACTCCAATTGAGAAATATCTGAACGTAATCGGTAGCTATGACAACGAGTTCAAGAAGTGGGAGGCTCGTTCTGCAAAGATCGTTAAACGCTACAGAGATGACAACCGCAGCCAGAACAGTAACGAGACGGCAAAGTTTAATATTCTCTGGTCAAACGTACAGACTCTAGTCCCAGCAGTCTATTCTAAGCTGCCTATGGCTGACGTATCGAGAAGGTTTGGAGACAATGACCAAGTAGGCCGCGTAGCATCACAGATCATTCAGAGAGCGATTGACTACGAGATTGAGCATTATCCAGACTTCCGGGCAACTATGAAGAATGCGGTGCAGGATCGCTTTCTTGGCGGTCGTGGTGTTGCATGGGTACGGTACGAGCCACATCTAATTGAGCGTGATATGCCAGAAGATGGGCTACAGGTTACTGAGGACGCTGATGAAAAGGATGTAACGAAAGGTGACACCCCAGAAACCTATGAAGAGATCGAGTACGAGTGCGCTCCAACTGACTACGTTCACTGGAAGGACTTTGGTCACTCAGTAGCGAGGACATGGGAAGAGGTCACGGTAGTATGGCGCTGGGCTTACATGACGCGAGAGGCGCTTATAGAGCGTTTTGGTGAGGAGTCTGCAAAGAAGATACCTTTAGACAGCGGCCCACAGACACTAACTTCCTATGGTCAGTCTAGCAAAGAGCATACTAGAGCAAAGATATGTGAGCTATGGGATAAGGAAAGCGGCAAGGTCTACTGGTTTAGTAAGACCAGCAACTACATCATAGACGAGCGTGATGACCCCATCGAGGTAGAAGGCTTTTTCCCTTGTGGCAAGCCTTTGTACGCTACTTTAACCTCTGACTCACTCGTTCCTGTACCTGATTTTGTGCTGTATCAGGATCAAGCTACAGAGCTGGACATTCTGAGCGACAGAATTGACGGTCTGGTCAAGGCTCTAAGAGTGCGGGGAGTATATGACGCAAGCCAGCCAACGCTACAACGTCTACTGACAGAGGGAGACAATAATACGCTGATACCTGTCGATAAGTGGATGGCATTCAGTGAAAAGGGTGGGCTGAAGGGTAGTATCGACATCCTACCGCTAGATGTCATAGCTGCTACGCTCATCAACTGCTACCGGGCAAGAGAGGACATAAAGAGCCAGATTTACGAGATAACGGGCATATCTGACATTATCAGGGGTCAGACCAGTGCAAGTGAGACTGCAACTGCACAACAGATCAAGGGCCAGTATGCCGGGCTTAGACTAAGAGCAATGCAGGAAGAGGTAGCACTGTTTGCGTCTAGCCTGATTAAGCTCAAGGCGCAGATCATGTGTACCAAGTTCCAGCCGCAGACTCTATTGCAGTACGCTTCTGCACAGCAGATGTCTGATGCAGATCAGCAGTTGATACCACAGGCGATAGAGCTTCTTAAAGACTCGCCACTAGCTAACTTTAGAATAGATGTCGAGGCTGACAGTCTGGTGCAGTTGGATGAAGATCAGAACAAGCGTAATCGTATGGAGTTCCTACAGGCGTTCGGCGGCTTCTTAGGCCAAGCCTTACCTGTGGGCCGCGAGTCACCTGAGATGATACCAATGCTGGTAGAGGTGATGAAGTTCGGTATCGGAGCGTTTAAGCAAGCAGAGCCTATCGAGGGTACTCTGGATGCCGCACTGGAACAGATGAAGGCAGCATCACAGCAGCCTAAACAGCCGCAGCCTGACCCTGAGCAAATGAAGATGCAAGCGCAGCAACAGTCTGAACAGATGAAGATGCAAGCAGACGCACAGGCCGCTCAGATGAAGGCTCAGATTGACGTACAGGCTCAACAGGCACGAGTACAGGCTGATATGCAGATCGAGCAGATGAAGCTACAGGCAGACGCACAGCTAGAGCAGATGCGCCAGCAGATGAAGATGCAGGAGCTACAATACCTAGATCAGTTTAATCGCTACAAAGCACAACTAGACTCATCTACTCGCATCATGGTCGCAGAGATAGGCGCAAAGGCACAGGTAGACAAGGTGCGTGAGGCAGAAGAGGCCGCTAATACTGAAGTAGCTATTGTTCTGGGGCAAGCATGAGACAGTCTTGGGTATATATAGACGGGGAAGCTGTAGAGGTAGGCGCAGAGCAATATGATGCTAAGGTCTACATCATGCCTGACATAGCTCCTTACAAGTCTATGGCTGATGGCACAATGATTACTGGCAGGGCTATGCACCGTGAGCATCTAAGGAAGCATAACTGCTTTGAAGTCGGTAACGAGACTATGACAAGCCGCGCACCTGTCGTAAAAGATACACGCAGAGAAGTATTAAGCGCACAATTAGCAAATATGTCGCATTCCCAAGCTAACAAGCTAATGGATCGGATGCGAGATAACCAAAGGTTTACCAATAACCCCCACAGGGAGAAATAAATGGATATGCCAGAGTCAGTACCCGATACAAACGTAATAGACAGGAAAGAACTACTAGCACAACAGTTTGATGAATTAGAGACAGAGCCAAAGGCTGAGAGAGTACGCAGTGCTGATGGCAAGTACGCACCAACGATACCTGTAGAAGCTCCAGAAGTAGTAGAAGAGCCTCCAGTATGGCAAAGGGCGCCAGCATCATGGAAGAAAGACTACCATGAGGAGTGGGCAGCAGCATCGCCAAAACTACAAGAATACGCATGGCAGCGTGAAGAGCAGATGCGGGCTGGTGTCGAGCCGCTTATAAGTAAGGCTCAGTACGCTGATGAGATGGAACGGGTGGTACAGCCGTATCTCAATACGATAAACGGTCTAGGGATTAAGCCTAGTGAAGCCATTAGCGGTCTGCTACAGGCTGATAACATCTTACGCAACGGTTCACCACAGGAAAAGGAATACTACTTTGCTCAGTTGAGAGAGCAGTACGGCATGGGTGCTGCAAATCAGGATGGTGTGCAACAAGCGCCACAGCATGATATAGTATACGGACTACGCAACGAGTTAAACTCAGTGCGCGGCGAGATGCAGCAATGGAAGCAAGAGAAGGAAGCTGAATCTAGCAAGATTATGAACGGCGAAATAGACTCATTCTCACAAAAGAAAGAGTATTTCGAGGAGCTTCGACCAGCAATGATCCAACTGCTACAAGGCGGTATGGCTAATACGCTGGATGAGGCTTACGACAAGGCATTACGCCTAGACGCTGACTTATACGATAGACAAACACAAGCCCAACAGGCTAGTGCAAACGTCCAGAAGATAGGTCTGGTAGACAAAGCGGCGAAAGCTGCTAAGGCGGCAGCGGTTAGCGTTAAAAGCTCCACACCCGGAGTAGCGACAACGACCAAAGCGCAAGATAGGCGCTCAATGTTAGTGGAACAATTCGCTAACCTAGATGAGCGTTTTTGATAACCTAAACTGAGGAGTAAATTATGGCCTTCGCCAATAGTTCAGTTTCAGACATCATTGCGACTAACATTCAAAGTCGTACGGGTGAACTAGCTGACAACGTTTAACTTATAGACGTTATAAAACTCCGTGAATTCGGTGAAAAGCTGAGATGCCAACACCGAGCCAAGACGCACAGGATACCCAATGGGTGCGTAAGGTGTAACGACTAGGACAAAGCGGAAGCAGAGTCCCACGAGCGCGGAGCGTAAGTATCAACCACAGAGGAGTATTCCAAATGGTGACAGTGTACGGTTTAGAGGATGCAAGCACTGGGGCAGCGTATGTAGGCTGCACAGCGGGCAAGATAGGTAAGAGGATGCGAGAGCATAGGAGTCTACTAAAAGCCGGTAAGCATAGCTCTAAGAGGTTGCAAGAAGCGTGGAACGATCACGCTGGTGAGTTTCAGATGAAGGTACTTGAGACAATGCCAGCAGAAGTATCAGTGATTGAGAAGCGTGAGCGCGAGTTGTCTTGGATGAAGCACTATAGAGGTAGTAATTTGTTACTAAACGAGAATGAGTATTCGTTTAGACCGCCTCCAAACGCTCCTGCAATGGCAGCAAAGTCTAGGGTAGCTAATGGCTACAGACCGAGCGCAGAAAGCAACCTAAAGCGTAGATTGGCGCAGATTGGTAGGCCGAAAGGTCACGGTGCTAAGATTAGCGCTACCAAGAAAGCGATAAAACTTGCGATGAGATAGTCTGCTCTGCATATAAATGGAATATGCAGGTTCGGGATAAAGAGCCTGAACATAACACAAGGACAAACAACAACGCACTACTGCGCCGCTTGAAAGATCGTGGCAATGTAAAAACCTTTTCTGGTGGGAATGTTATCCTTCAGGAAATCATGTATTCAGATTCGGCAACTAATAATACCAATAGCTATTCGGGCTATGAAGTGTTGAATGTTTCGCAAAACAGCCCGATCAGCGCCGCGCAATTCTCTATCACCCAATACGCTGCTGCTGTTTCAATCAGCGGTCTTGAGATGATTCAGAACAGCGGTAAAGAAGCAATCATTGACCTGCTTGATGGTCGTATGAATGTTGCTGAAGCTCAATTGGCTAATCGTATCAGTGGTGACTTGTACCTCGATGGTACTGGTAACGCTGGTAAGAATTTGACCGGGCTAGGCGCTGCTGTACCTGATGCACCAAGCACTGGAACATACGGCGGCATTAATCGTGCTACCTATAGCTTCTGGCGTTCAGTTAAGTTCAGTGGAGCTACCGATGGTGGATCGGCTACTTCAGCATCCAACATTCAAGGTTACATGGACTCACTAGCTGTTCAGTTGATTCGGGGTACGGACAAGCCTGATCTGATCGTTGCTGACAACATCTTCTATCGTATGTACCTGCAATCGCTGCAAAGCATTCAGCGTATTAGCGATGGTGGAAACAGCACTGCTGGAGCTGGTTTTGCTTCACTCAAATACTACGGCGCTGGTATGGCTTCTGATGTTGTTCTGGACGGTGGTATCGGTTCAAGCGCAACAGCAAGTCATATGTGGATGCTGAACACCAAGTATTTGATGTTCCGTCCTAACGTTAACCGCAACTTCGTACCAATCGGTGGCGAACGCCAAGCAGTCAATCAAGATGCTATCGTTAAACTAATTGGCTTTGCTGGAAATTTAACTTCAAGCGGCCCGCAATTCTGCGGCGTTCTGCTGGCTTAACGAGGAGGATATAAAAATGGCTAATTCTACTTTTGGCGTATTAAATTTTGTAACTCCAATGTTCGCACAGCGTGATGCGGATGCGGTTGTTGCTCTTGGAACGCCCCAAATTGGTGTTTTGAACGACACTTGGGTATATGTACAAGCATCTGAAGCAGTTGCGACTGGAACCTGTACCGTTAGCGCAGCTTTTGCACTTACGGATACCGCAGGGACTTACACTGCCGATACCGCTTTTGCATCAGGCGAGTACGGTTGGGTTCGTAAAACGACTTCACCGTTGTAATCTAATTCTGGGGCGGGGTAACTCGCTCCAGTCTTTAAGGAGATTAATATGTCTATTCCATCACGAGTTTTAGGAGCAGGTAACAGTCCTTTGTCCACACAATCAATTTGTGGCACTGGTGCTGTTGGCTTGGTTGCTCTTGGAACAACGATTGCGGACGCACTGTTACTATCTGCCGATTACAATACGCTTACAACCTCATCAGCA